CACGGAGAGTTATGGCAGTGAACAACTTGGGGCACTCGCTCACCAGCGCGCTTGTCAACACCCACCCCTCGCCAACGCCATTCCAAAGTGGCCGCACGCCAATACAGGCGACGATTTCACGTCCTTTGAATATGCTGATGCCAGTGTACCGATCCTGCGGACCACGCGGCGACTTCACGTCGAATGTCCGCTGCTCAATCATGGCGGCATGATGACGGCAGAAGCGGCGCACCGTGTACTTGCCCCATCGGCCAAGGATTCGGCGCTCTGTGCTACTCATTCGTAGTCACCACCGGGACCATCATCAGCAAGTTCATAGGAAGCGGCTGGTCCTGCACCACCACAAGGCGGCAGTCCTTTGTCCAGCCAGTTGATACGCGTATCTCCTTGTCACCAGTGTACAGGGGCGGCGGCGCGTCCATCGGGTCGGTCTGCGTGCGGAAAGAAAGCGTCCCCAAATTGTCACCGTTTCGGTTAGCAACGCCAGCTTTACCGCCCACAGTACGCAGGAACCGCAGATTAAGCTTCGTCACGATCTTGTTCTTTGTCTGGCTGGTGCCGAACTCGCTGCCCGCCTCAAGCTTCATGGTGCGGAGAGTCGACGTGTACCCAAGGCCAGCGTGGATGACCGCGCCAAGCGATGTCAGGGCAATGGACCCATTGCTCGCAACCACAACGTCAGGATGCACGGCACCGTCAAGCAACACCTGGACCGTTCCGCCCGCAAGGTGGTCAAGCCCTGTAACCGATTGCGTGAGCGCGGCCCATGCAGGCGTGGCGTTCGACTGAAGGTCAGCCGGGATTGCATCAAGGAACGTACAGGCGCAGGCGTTGCTTGATGTGAAGGACGTAATTTCAACGCGGTAGCGTCGGCAGGCCGCATCATACAGCGCGCCAGTGTTAGACGCCTGAAGTCCATACACGGACCCCACGGCACCGCTGGTGAATGGAGCGTGCCCCGTTGCCGTTATCGTCCCATTGCTACCAGCAGCATATCCGCTTCCTGCCAAGGTAAATACGTGCGTGGCGTCAGTATTCCTACCGTCATACGTAAGGCCAGAGTCCACAAAGAAGGCGTCAACAGTAGTGTCGCCTTCATGCGGACCCTCAAGAAACTCAATCGTTCTAACGGTCGCGCCGTCAACGTTTCGCGCAAACTGCGCCCAGAGTTCGGTTCGGTTGTCAACGCTGCCGAACACGGACGCGATAGACTCTACGATTCCGTCCGTCTCGGTGTTTGCCCACCCCTGCACATCTTGTTCCGGCATATATGTCATGCTAGCCATAGTGCCATCTTCTTTCGCAACGTACACCACGGAATCCGGGTCCTGAACATATACCAGTCTGGTAGCAAGACCTTTAAGGATGTGGTCTGAAAGAATGTTTTTGTCAGGAGTCACAAAGCTGTCAGACTGAAAGTCGTACGCCATTTCGCGGACGCGCTGTTGTCCACGCTGTACGAAAAGCGTCGAAGCGTTAATATCAATAGGCTCTACGTTTGCGCTCCCGCAGGTGCCGTGTCGGCTGGCCTTTATGCTATCAGGTGCCATGCCTTCGGAGGCAGACGCACCGCCGATAGTCCAGGGGGAAGTGCGCGTGCCAGCCCAAAGGCGCTCCTTTGGAAGCAGCCATGCGATAGCCTGCGGCTGCGATGCGTCTAGAGTAGTCTCTATGGCATCATCAGCAAGGGGAACGCCTTCATCATTTTCGCGTCTGTCTCCCGGTGCCCACTGTTCCCAATATGTAGAATTAAGGTCTCCACCTACAAGAGTAGCAGCCTCTATCTGATCTCCGGTTGCCCCGGTGTACTTGAATGTAATCGGCTTGTCTGCGCTTGCGGCATCAAACCTTTTGCCCCCAATATACCTGAAATATGCGGTATCTCCGCTGGCGTTTGAGCCCTTGACGGCCACAAGGTCAACGCTGTTGCTGCTAAATATCTTCCCCTTCGGGAGAAGGAAAGTATCATTCTCTTTGCCGTTCTTTGAGCCGTCGCCATTGGAGTCAATTATCGGGCAGGTTGCCCAACCAGTCAAAGGCACTTCGCGTGTGTTGAGTCTAAAATCTGTATAGTTGCGCGTCTGGCTAAACCAAAGCGTGTTCGGCTGACTCGGTGTTGCAGCATAACACAAGCGGCTTTCAAAGAAGCATACGCGCGAAGGCCAGTTGCCAGTACCCCATACGTCAGGCTGTCCCAGGAGTGTTGGTGTTGCAAAGGTCCAGTTGGTGTGCCCGCTTCTGGTAAGTGTGCGAGGGGCATAGCTCGGATGTGCGAAGTAAATGGTGTCGTTGTTCTGAACCCAGCGCAGCTCGGCAAAATCCTCTGGCTCAAACGGAATTGCCAACTCGTATGGCGTATTTGGTGCCGTGACGACAACACCCTGGTCTTTATAGACACGCATCCTTCCGTGTCCATCTGTGTGCTCATAAAACTCAAGTATATATGACTGTTCCGTGTTGTACTCAAACGGAATAAGCAGGCTTTCCGAGTTCTGGTTGCCAGCTAAATGCACAAACCTGAAGCCGCTTCGGCGCTGCACTCCGCCATGCGGAAGGTTCACAAAGTTTATAAGCGTATCACAACCTTGTGCATAATACTTGAGGTCAATACGCCCGGCAAGGCGTGTGGAAAGTTCACCAGAGGTGAAGGAGGTTAGCCCCGGCGTGGCCGTGCTCATCGGTTCCACCTCCCCCCAAGCTTCGCCATGCTCCAATAGCTTTTAACTATTGGTCCGAAGCCCTGCGCCTGTCGTGCATCTACACCACGCGCCTCTCGCATACGCTCGTCATACAACGCTTGTGCAGACTGCCTGGCGGTCACTGACGCCGTAAGCGGATAAGCGAGTTCCGCCATCATAGCCGCCTCAAAAACACGGCACAGAAGGGCGTCGTATTTAGTTGGGTCGGTTTCGCGCCAAACGTATGATATATAGACAGGAGCGGCCTCATTGCAAAGAATTTCACCGCCGACAGTTTCCCAAGTCTCTACGGGCTCCTCATCTTCCCCAACAACTTCCACGACACGCAGACAATCCGCAGGGAGCGGATACGCGTAATCCCACTTCCAAGCTGGCGCTGTCGCGCTCTGCTGAAGTTGCGCGAGCTTCATGGCGCAGTTCCACGGGTGTGAGCGCAGCACGGCGTCACGCACGGACGGCCACACCTGCTCGCACAGGTCCGCAGTTTCCGTGTCGTCAGAGCCCGACATGATGCGGTCGGCCTTAAGCCCTTGAAGGGCATTGTTGAATATCTCTGTCAGGCTTGTAGCCATTACGCACCCCCCAGGAGGTCAAAAAGGAAATCCCCAGGCTTGCCCATGCTGAATACGCGGCCCTTTAGTTCGTGTTCGACCGCCCGCCATCCGTCTTGATAAAATCGGTAATCGTGCATCATCTTTTGGCCGTTTCCGATATCGACAACTGTGTGTAGAGAAAGCTTGACGCCTGCAACATACACGGGCGAATAGCCCATGTTGATAGCGATAAATACGGCCAGAAGCGCGCTAGAGCCAGCTCCCATGCCGGGAATGGGCCAGAATACGTCAGCGTTTGGACAATTGCACAAGGGCTTTTCTGCGTGGTATGTCACGTCTTCCCGGCGCTTATCGCGGCCTGGGAAGCTTTGGCAGTGGATGCTTATTTCGTGCTCAAATATGCAGCCGGGATAATGCTCTTCGACATGCCCGTTGACCGCAAAAACCGGAGCCTCATATGATGTGAGTGCAAATGCTGCGTCAAGCTCATCAACCCAGCCGTCTGCCCGCCCAAGCACAATGGCAGGGCCAGAAAATTTGCCCGCGAGGGGCGGGAGCGTCCCGAAGGACGCCCTCACCCCAAGCGGGAGCTTATTGTTTGTTGCCTGCGTCAAGCCCTAGGCCTAGGCAAGGGCCATCTTCGTGGTGGTAATCGTGCCAGCGGTATTGGTCGCCACAAGGCCGATAAGCTTCTGCGTACCACCGAAGGCGTACACCACCAGGATAATGTCTCCGGTGGAAAGGTTGTAGTGGTCATAGGCATCGTCAAAGTAGCCGGACGCCACAACGGTGGAAAGAAGGTCCGCAGTGCGGTACAAGAAGAGCTGCTGACCAGGGACACCGCCCATCAGGCGCATAGTGGAAGTGGTATAAGCCATTTGCGTGAGTCTCCTTTGGGCGTCGGGTTCGAAACCGCCGCCCTTTACACGTTAGCTAGGCTCTAGGCCGCGTAAGCCTCATCATCGTCACACTGCCACTCGTAGATCCCGGTTCCATCGATGGCGACGGCACCAGCGGAAATCATGTGGTCAAACAGGTGCGCGGCCTTTTCCGGCACCCAATCCACGTGAAGCTTCAGGTCCAGGCCTTCGGCAAGGCCGACGGCGCTCTTGTGGTACAAGAAACACTTGCGGGTGCCGCTGCCAAGGGGCAGGCCAGAATGGAACAGCCAGGTGATGCCGAGCCACATACGGGCCTCGGTACCCTTGAGACAGGGGTACTTGGTCCCGGCGAAGTCCGCGCTCTTGAACTCGGTCAAGTTCAGCATTTCGTTCCACTGGTGAGCGCCCAGAACGGCAAAGCGGTTCCCGTCATCGGGCACGTCCGCAGCGTTCAGGGTTTCCACGGCGGTCAAGATGCGGGCCTTGGTGAGACCGAGGGTGGCGGCAGTGTCCGTGGTTCCAGCGCCAGAGTCCAGCACAGTAATGATGAGATCGTCAACCTTGCGGCCAAGGGCGTAAGCGCCAGCATTGGCAACCACCATGCGCTCGTCAATGTTGGTCTTCAGCTCGTCGAGCTTGTCAACATAGTCAGCGCCGTACCAATCTTCAAGGGTGGCGGTGACAGTCGAGTGCTCGGCATTCATCAGCGGCACGTTGCCGTGGCGGGTCTTCTTGCCAGCCACGCCCTTTCCGGCCTTCTGGAAGATGCAGGTCGAGCCGATGACGCCGGTCTTCAGGCGCACGGCGGAACGGAGCTTGCTCCCGGTCTGCTGGTATGCCTCGTGAACTTCGGCCAGGTACTTGGCGATAAAGGCATCAGAGATGTCGGTAGACATGGTTTAGCCCTCCTGGGGCGTTGAATGTTGCGTACTTTTTGACCGCATAGGAGGGTATCCGGTTGTGCTCGGCATCGGGTGTCCCTTTCGGGGCCGCGCCTTCCACGCCTGGGCCTCTTCCGCTTTACCTCTCACGTCTATGGCTAGGCACCCCGACGAATCAGTTTACCGTACCTCTCTGCGAATGCGTCGACCTCGCGCACATAGTCCGGGTCGCGGCGAGTGGCGTCACGGTAGCGCGGGTCCGCCTGCATGGCCCTGAGTTTGCCCATAGCCTCCTGGGGCGTGTAGGCTGGCTCCTGGTTGGCGGTAGCACCGCCCTTTAGCTTGCCCTCTGCCACAAGCGGGTACACCTCGGACGCCAGCGCCTTGATGAGCGCAGTATTGTTCCCGAGGTGCCCCAGGATGCTATCCTTGCCGTCCTTGCCAACGAGGCCAAGCGCCTGGGCAGCCTTAAGCGCGTTGCCGAACTGCTCCTTTGGCACCAGGTCCGCGTCCTGCCATTCCTTCACAAGCGCCGTCTCGGCCTTCTCCTGGCGCACCTTGGCGTCCTGCCGGGCGGCAGTGATCGCCTGAAGCTCCATCTGCACGTATCCGGCAGCAAGCTCCTTAAATTCTGCTGGGGCAAGTCCCGCCTTGTGCGCGAGGCCCTGGAATGCGCCCACAAGCTCTGGGCTGAGTGCGTACCCTTCGGGGGCGTCTTCCGGCACCTCGATAGCGTAGGCCTCTGCCACCTTGTCCTCAGTCGGCACACCACGCAGCTCGCGCAGCTTGGCGCTGAACGCGTCCTTCTCTTCCTGCGGCGCATCGTCGGCAGGCGGGGCCAGCGGGTCAGCCTTCTTGCCGATGAGCTTCTGAGCCTCTACCAGCGCCTTGTAGGCGTCTTCAGGGCTCTTGTACTTCTCTAGCGCCTTCTCCCCACGCAGGGATTCAGGACGCCAATCCTCAACAGTCGCGGCCGGCTCTACACTTTGCGCCGGAGTTTCGGCGGTTACAGTTTCGGCAGCGGCCACGGGTTCCGTGGGTGTCGCGGCGGCAGTCAACAAAGTCGGTTCATCAGACATTCGTTGTGTCTCCCTGCTCGGCCACGGCGCGTCTAGCACCCTGGGTGTCGAGCATGTTAAAGATGTGCAGGGCCATTGAACGCGCGCCCTCGTTGAACGCAGCGCGCATCGGATCCGGGTTGAATGTCGGGCTCATCAAGTGCCCCTTGGCGTACAGGTCTCGCAGAACGGCCTTGCCTGCGGCACCATCGAACACCGCGAGGTACTGTTTGCGAAGCGTCTCCTGTTGATTCATCATCCCGCGCCCCCCATGATAGCGGTCAGCCCGTTCGGATTGCTCATGTCCGCTTGGCTGGCTGTTTTCGCTGTGTTTGCAATGGCGTCAGCCTCGGCAAGGGCCGCCTGCGCC